CTTGCCTGCGGATGACGTAATTCATCTGTTCATGCCTGAAAGGCCAGGCCAGAACAGGGGTGTGCCGTGGTTCCACAGCGTGATGGCCGACGCACATCAGTTGCAGGGATACGAAGAAGCAGCAGTGATTCGCGCTCGTGCTGGCGCGAGCATCATGGGCTTCATCACCAACAATGAGGGTGAGCTGATTGCTGATGATGTGGAGAACAGTCAGCGCATCAGTGAGTTTGAGCCTGGCACTTTCAAATACCTCTCGCCTGGTGAGTCTGTTTCAGTCCCTGATATCGACTCGCCAGACCAACAGTTTGAGATGTTTGTCAAAAACAAAGTCCGGCGTTTTGCTTCTGGCTTTGGCTGCTCGTATGAGACGTTGTCTCGCGACTTCAGCGACACGAACTACAGCAGCTCAAGGCTGTCACTGCTTGAGGATCGTGAGCATTGGCGTGTTGTTCAGAAGTATCTGATCGACAACATGCACATGCGTGTGTTCCGCGAGTGGCTAAATCTTGCAGTACTTAGCGGATACTGCGATTTCCCTGATTACGAGCTGCGCCCTGAGCGCTATCTGTCTCCCCGTTGGATGCCGCGTGGCTGGAGCTGGGTTGATCCGCTGAAAGAGGTCAAGGCTTACCGCGAGGCGGAGCAGGCTGGCTACATGACGAAGCAGCAAATCATTGCCTATTCAGGTGGTGATTTTGATGACAACGTTTCTGAGTTGGCTCGTGAGCAGCAAATCGCTGCTGACGCTGGAATCAAGCTAGACAAGGATCTTGACTTGACTGACGAGACTATGCAGCTCTCGTTGCTTGAATCAGAAGAGCCACAGCCCACCCGCAAGCGGACAAATGGCAAATGTAAACGGAGTTGAGATCGACCTTATGCCCAATGAGGGCATGAGGACTGAGGCTCAGCGTTATCGCGACTGGAAAGCCGATGGCGAGGCTGGTGGCACTGATGTTGCTCGCACCAGGGCTGGTCAGATTTTGAGCGGTAACGAACTGAGTCCTGACACCGTGGTCACGATGTCAGCTTGGTTTGCAAGGCATGAGGTGGATAAACAAGGCCAAGGATTTAGCCCTGGAGAGGATGGTTATCCCAGCAACGGAAGAGTGGCTTGGGCCGCCTGGGGTGGTGATGCTGGCAAGTCTTGGTCAGACGCTCGATCGAAGCGGATCAAGGCTGCACGAGATCGGTCGGAATCTATTGAAATGGAGCGTCCATACCCCAACGAGCATGCTGCTCGTATCGCAAATCCCGGAAGATTTGATCGATTTAGGCGTCAAAATGATCGCGGTGGCGCTGGAGTCGACTTTATTTTTGGGATTATCGAGGATGAAGATCGTAGTGAGCTTCAGTCGATAAGATTCAAGGTGAGTCGTTATACGGCTAGTGAAGCTAGACAATGGCTTCGCGATAATGAGTACGAACCTCTTGAGTTCGAGCCCGCCACCAACGAGAAGGCTATGGAACCTGAAACTCAACGAGCCGCGCCCGATGAGCTGAAAGTAGGGGACTTTGTCTCCTGGAACAGCTCTGGTGGCCGTGCTCGTGGATTGATCGAGCAAATTGAACGCGATGGCAGCATCGATGTTCCAGATTCCTCGTTCACCATCAACGGAACTGAAGACGACCCTGCAGCTCTGATTTGTGTTTATCGCCCTGACCCAGAGGGTGGCTACATGAAGACCGAGACTCGTGTAGGCCATCGGTTCAGCACTTTGACCAAGATTGATCCTCTCCGGTCTGAAGAGCCTGAGCAAAAGCGCTCTGTGGTTGGTGAACGGATGCAGCGCACCGAGGCAACTGAAATCCGCACGATTGACGAGCGGACTTTTGAGTTTCCTTTCAGCTCTGAGTATCCGGTTTCGCGGTATTTCGGCACTGAGGTACTGAGCCACGACAGCCAGGCACCGAATTTCATGCGTCTGAATGATGGCGCTCCGTTCCTTTTCAACCACAATCCCGACAAAGTACTGGGTGTAGTCGAGCGGGCCTACCTGGATGAAGACAGAAAGCGTGCTTACGCAAAAATCCGCTTTTCGCGCTCTGATTTCGCTAAGCAGTATCTAGATGACGTTAAAGACGGCATCTTGCGCGGTATTTCGTTTGGCTACTCAATCGATGAGGTTGAGCAACGCCAAGAGGGTGTGCTTGCTACTAGCTGGACGCCTCACGAATTGAGCCTTGTTTCAATTCCAGCTGACCCCACAATTGGAATCGGACGTTCACTTCTTTCGGAAGAGCCTGCTATGCCTGAATCTTCACAACCTGAAGACACTACTATTACAAACGAAGCTCCTGTTGAAAAACAGGAAACTCGTTCAGCGGTCACGACCGCATCTACACCCGCTCCTGCGATGGAAGAACAAACTCCCAACCTGGAGGTGATCCGGTCGGAGGCCAAGAAGGCTGAAAAAGACCGCGTTGCCGCCATCAACGCCCTCGGTGCTCAGCACCGCATGGCAGATCTGGCACAAGAACTTATCGATGGAGACAACTCCGTTGATGAGGCTCGTGCTGCATTCCTCGAAAAACTCGGAACCCGTCAAGTGGAACAACCCATCCGTTCTGCCGATGTCACTTCCAACGATGTCGGCCTTTCTCAGAAAGAAGTCAAGCGCTTCAGCTTCATCCGCGCTCTGAACTATCTGGCTAACCCCGGCGATCAATCTGCTCGTCGCGAAGCCGAGTTCGAGATCGAGGTTGGCAACGCTGCTGCTAAGCAGTACGAGCGTTCTTCCAACGGCATCGTGGTGCCTAACGAGGTGCTGCGTCGTGACTTGAACGTTGGTACTGCCACCGCTGGCGGCAACCTCGTTGATGATGTGCTGCTGTCTGGCAGCTTCATCGAGCTGCTCCGCAACCGTCTTGCACTGGCACAGGCCGGCATGACGACCCTGAGCGGAATCAACGGCAACATCTCGATCCCCAAGCAGGGTTCATCTGCAACCGCTTACTGGGTTGGCGAGGGTTCTTCCCCCACCGAGTCCCAGCAAACCATCGAGCAGATCAACCTCAGCCCCAAGACTTGTGGTGCTTTTGTTGACTACTCCCGCAAGCTGCTGCTTCAGTCCAGCATTGACGTTGAGCAAATGGTCCGTGACGACCTGGCTCGCGTGCTGGCTCTCGAGCTGGATCGTGTTGGCCTGAATGGCTCTGGCTCTTCCAACCAGCCTCTGGGCATCATCAACACCACCGGCATCGGCACCCAGACCATCACCACCTTCGGAACCTTCGCCGAGTACATCGGCATGGAAACTGATGTGGCAGTGGCCAACGCTGACGCTGGCGCTCTGCGTTACATCATCAACGCATCTGCTCGCGGCGCTCTGAAGAGCACTGAGAAGGCTTCTGGCACCGCTCAGTTCGTCTACGAGAACGACGAGATCAACGGTTACCCCGTGACCGTGTCCAACCAGCTTGAGAACAACGACGCTCTGTTCGGTGACTTCTCACAGCTGATCATGGCCATGTGGTCTGGTCTGGATCTGACCGTCGATCCTTATGCAGGTGCAACCGCTGGCACCGTTCGCATCATTGCTCTGCAAGATGTTGACTTCGCTGTCAAGCAACCTGGCGCCTTCTGCTTCGGCACCTGATCCAGGTGATCTGTCACATCGTTTCTGACTCATGAAGATTGAAATTCTGAGGCCAGTAATGATTTCCGGTGAGCCCGCTGCTGCGGGCTCCATTTTGGAAGTCGAAGACAGCGATGCTGTGACCTTGCTGGGCCTTGGCAAAGCTGTTGAGCATCAAGCAGAGGCTGAAGAGCCTGCTGCCAAGGAAGAGGCTCCTAAGCCTGCTCCTAAAAAGACCACCACTCGTAGGAGAACTAAGGAATCATGAGCATCGGCAACACTCGGCGGACTTTGACCGCCCTGTCGTTTGCGCCTAACGACGTTGTCACCGCAACTGGCAATGAAACAGGCGTTGACCTTCTGGATTATGAGGGTGATATCACCCTGATTCTTGATGCAGAAGCTGGTGGTTCTGGCATCACGTATGCCGTCAAGGTGCAGGATTCCGCTGATAACAGCACTTTTGCTGATGTCAGTGGTGCTGCTTTCACAACTACCACCGCTAATACTGCTCTCGTTGAGAGCTTGACTGTTAACACTGATGAGATCAAGCGTTATGCGCGTGTGGTCATCACTGTTGCAGGTGGCACTGGCGCTGGCGCTGTAAGCGTCGTTGGCCTGGGTCGCAAGAAGTACAACTGATCTTTGATCTGTCGCCCCCGCAATGCGGGGGCTTTTTCATATGGCACTTTCTTTTACTGAAGACCTCGACGCTTTTTTCGATACGCCGGGTTTTACGGTGCCAGTAATTTTTGGTTCGACCATCGGAGTTGGATACTTCGAGTCGCCAAACGAAATCATTGCTGACGGAGTGGTTTTGACGACTGACTACGCAGTGGTGGTCAAGACTTCTGATTTCTCTGCCGTCACGAATGGCAGCGCAATGACCGTTAACGGTGTTGCATATACGGTGCGAGAGCCCATGCTGCTTGACGACGGTAAAATTATGCGTGTGATGCTGATGAAGGACTGATATCTGGGATCTACGGCAGTTGGGCTAGTCGTCGGGACAACATCGTTGAGTTGGGTACGCTCACAACCACGACTTCAACTGATGCCGTAGAAGTTTCAGGGACGAAATTCACCTTCGCTCATACGATTGTGGGTACGAACGTCAAGACCATTGACGAAGGCAGTATTGATGGGACTAACTGGTTTTCTCTTAATGATGAAAAGACCCATGAGTCAACCGGAACTTACGGCCATAGTTATTCACACAAAGTTGTTCGTTATGTGAGGTGCCGTTGCACCGCCATTGGAAGCGGCGAGAGTGTGAATGTCTGGATGGCTTGTGACTAGTGGATAAAACGACCTACGAGAACTGGGTCCGAGCCAAAGAAGCTTTGGAGGCATCAGGAAAGACTGATTGCTTCTTCTACAAGCGTGCTGTCTATATCGTGCAGAATAAACGTGACCCCGGTCCAGGCATATGACTACCAAGCGCGAGAACATCCTTGCTGCGATCAAGACAGCGTTGACGGGGACAGCCGGGGTCGGAACGCGGATCTATCGCAGTCGTGTTGAGCCTATGTCTCGCGACGAATCCCCTGCGATTGTGATTGAGCCAATTAGCGACACCCCAGAGCAGAACACCAGTTTGCCGACACTGGACTGGACTCTTCGGGTCCGGATTGTGGTTATTGAAAGAGCCAGTATCCCTGATCAAGCCGCCGACGACACGATCGAGGACATGCATTCCAAGCTTATGGCGGACCTAACTTTGGGCGGTCATGCGATTGATGTGCAGCCTGCTCAGACTAGTTTTCAGTTACTTGAAGCAGATCAACCTGCTGGTGTGATCTTCTGCGAATACGAGATTCGATATCGCTCACAAGTTGCTGATCTGACTCAATAAGGAGTCAGCGATAAGCTGAACCTAACCACCTTCTCCACTTACCATGTTGGATGAACACAGTGGTCATGGCGGGAGTTACCTCCTTGATCCTGAAACGGGCGTACGCACGCTGATCGAGCGAACGCTTCCACCACAACCATCACAGGAAACATCCGATGGCACTGCTACTCCGCAAACGCCTGATCCTGATCGAGACGGAGTCGACGTACGGGACGGATCCAACCCCGGACGGAGCCGACGCCGTGCTCGTAAGGGATCTGAGCATCACTCCTCAAAACAGTGATGTTGTTAGCCGCGACTTGATTCGTCCTTACCTGGGTGCTTCGCAACAGCTTCTTGCAAATACTCGCGTTGAATGCACTTTCAGCGTTGAGCTTGTCGGTTCTGGCACTGCAGGTACTGCTCCTCAATACGGCAAAGCACTGAAGGCTTGTGGTCTTGCTGAGACCATTGTTGCCAACACTAGCGTCACTTATGACCCTATTAGCTCAAGCTTTGAGTCCGTCACCATCCACTACAACATTGATGGCGTCCGTCACAAGATGACTGGTTGCCGCGGCAGCGTTTCGCTTTCAGCCAATGTTGGTGAGATTCCGAGCTTAGACTTTACCTTCACCGGCATCTACAACGCTCCAGACGACACGGCACTGCCGACGCCAACCTACGCCAACCAAGATGATCCTTTGATCTTCAAGAACGGCAATACCAGCAGCTTCCAGCTGTTGTCCTATGCAGGCGCTCTGCAAAGCTTCTCGTTTGATCTGGGCAACACCACCACTTATCGCGAATTGGTCGGTGGCTCCAAGGAAGTTCTGATCACTGATCGAGCAGCTTCTGGCTCAGTTTCGATTGAAGCAATTGCTATCGCAACCAAGGACTACTTCGCTGCTGCTGTTGATGATGACGCTGCTCTGGGTAACCTGCAGTTCACTCATGGCAACGTGGCTGGCAACATCGTTCAATTCACTTCAAGCAAGGTGGACATTGGTGATGTTGCTTACGGCGATTCTGACGGCATCGCGATGCTTGAGATTCCCTACACCTGTGTACCGGACTCTGCAGCCAACGCTGAGTTCGACCTGATCTACACCTGATACAGTCCACGACTCGGGAACAAGAAGGGAGCCTTTGCGGGCTCCTTTTTTTTGTGTATGCTGAGCCGGCTTATGCACTTACCCAATGGCTTTTGTTCGTAAAAAGGTAAAAACCTTCAAATGGCCTGTTGAAGTTAAGGAGCCCAGTGAGACTAAGCCTGGAAAATTTGACAGTCATGAGTTCACTGCGATCTTCAATCGTGTCGCTCGTTCGGTGATTACCGGCATGGCTGATGAGGATGAGAATGCATTGCTCGAATTGATCCTTGCTGGCTGGGAAGGGATCGAGGAGGAAGATGGCACTCCGATTGTGTTTGACAAGAAAACACTGAAGGAGTTTGCAGACGATCCATATTGGATCAAGGCTGTAATCAGCGCCTATACCGCCACCTACAACGAGGCTGAGGCGGGAAACTGAGAGAGGCCGCCATCTATTGGGCTAGTGGCGGCAAGCAGGTAGAAGACAAAACCCACGATGATGCTGCAGCCTTTGGGTTGCAGCTGCCAAAAAAGGAGGAGAAGAAAGAAGAGCACTTTGAGGTTTGGGAGGAAAACTGGGAAGCAGTCACGATGTTCCTGCGTATGCAGACGCAGTGGACGACATCTATGGCTGGCTATGTCGGCTTGAAATACGAGGTGCTGCTGGGTTCCGGCGGCTTATTTGACCTATACAATGTGAAAGATCGCCGCGACGTGCTGGAGCGCCTTCAAGTCCTGGAGGCAACGGCCCTATCCGAACTGAGGAAACGCTCT